TGCTTGTTTTGCGTGTTTTGGCTGAGTTTACTCTCAATTACCAAACTTTTAAACATCTGAGTCTTAGGGAAAAATTCCGTAGCTAGCATCCTAGGGACGCCAACAACATAAAAACCTAATTCTCTGTTTAATCATTTAGCGTCCAATCACCTAGGACGAGCACGGGCCTCACCGCCCGCCCACAGCTCAGACTGTGGAATTTGTCGAGGTATACATATGGACATTTCATTCTAGTTAGTCCACACCTCCCCCTGTAATTGTAATAACAGGTAGCAATATATACATCCGATGCTTAATCGGGAATTATTTAACGATAATTCAATTCGTTCAACAGTAATACAAAATCTAGTACAATTCAAAACTCTAGATTTAACTGCCCTGACATCACTCAGTAACTGTAACCCTGCTAAGGGGGATAGTTTAACGACAATTACAATATCCAGGTCGGTAGTGCTCCTAATTGGTATCGACCATGATCGGCATCGACAACAACCAGATCAGGGAGAAATCTTCTCCTGCTGCCACAAAAGTACGTAGCACACGGGTCGAATTGGTGAGCGTGTCAAAATTTGCTCCATCAATCAAAACTTCATGTTTGAAGTCTGATTTACCCGTATATCTGGGGTTTGCAAATCTAACAGATCTATAAAATGGCATCTCATATTCAAGACATGGTTGTGTCTTCGTGTGAGTTATTGCCATACCATTGACCGCTCGTGCAATTCTGTTGTTTGCCTCATCAATCTGAGAAATCTCGATACCAGGCGCTGCTAATCTTGTAACCGACATAACGTCACCGTGGTCTGTACTCGTTCCCAATCCTCCAGAAACATGTAGGATTTTGTGACGAATACCACCACGCCAGGCGACGTATGGGTATGAAAACCAAGATACCAGCGTATTCAATCGAAGTTTAGTTGGTCGAGCATCAGGTCTAGGAAAATCATATTTCTCTAATTCCCAAACTAAGAAAGTGGATGTAAGTCCTGATCCACCATCTGAAAGGTACTCAAACGACGAGTATCTCTTTAAGATATCACGAATGGAATGAAAAGTTTCACCAAAATGAATTAGTGTCAATTCAGGTATTTCCTTCGTGCTTCCGATGGGTTTCAAAGATTCATCCGTTGACAAGTCTTCAACTTCCGATTTAAGTAAAGCAGATTCAGAAGCTAATTTATCAGTCATGGGCTTGATGTTCCATATATCATCGGTCAAAACAGCCATTTCTAGATCTGGTCCACCTTTGACGAAGACATTAATGTACTTGTCTCCTGTATCAGCATCATTTGGCTGCGTGAGCGAGTTCAACACATATACGGAAAGGACACCATTCGAATATTGATCCGAGTTGGTAAATTCTGTCACGGGTTCATTATTAAAATTAACCGAGTTAGAATATCCTTCTATGTGTTTATTCTCAAGCCACTGCACTTCACGATTCCATCCAATCGTCACCTCGAATTCTCTTGTATCTGAGATATCTACAATCCTAGAATATGAACCACCATACAATGGTGAAGTCACATTTGGATCATAAACTATTCGAAGTCGACCACGATGATAATCAGAAGTCGCCACAACAAAGCGATATGTAATACTGCCACGCCAATATTTAAAAGGCTGAGCAGCATACGCCATAGGTGTGAGATGCATTTCTTCATCTCCAGCATCCAAGACTTTATCATACATTTGGGGCACTACATAGCAGGTGAACAGTAATTTATCATCTGTGTAAGATGTTTCCCATTTGAACCGCGTCAAATAACTTTCGCGTGTTAACATATCGGAAAGTTGCATCTCATCTTTATCATATCCCACTACGGAAGGATCAACAGTTAAGCCCTGTTTAGGGTCTAATGTCAATTTCTCTGTCATTTCATCTATACTTGAATAAGCCATATTTGACATGGGAGAAAGTTTGACCTTCATGGGTGGTCGGACCGTTACCGGTCGACTAAATCCAAAGAGAGAAGCTACCTTACTTACTGTATCAGCTCCTATTTCTGTGGCAGTTGCATATTTCCCTATGGCGGGCACTTTTGATAAAGCTCCAGCCATGCGTGCAATTGCCTTGGCGGGTTTTGATATAATACCATCACCATATTCATCACTAGCTTTCGAGCGTAGCACATTTGTGGGACCTCCAAGATCCACATTCTTGCACCACGCAAGCACGGTAACACTCAGCGGAGTAGTACTAACATTTGCATGTTCTAATCGCTGATATGATGCTATGGTAATTCGTCCGATCTTATTTAGATCTGAATCGAACGACGCCATTGGTGTGGGATAAACCCATGGCAAAATCATTTCACCACCAGAGGATGTTGTAGGATTTATATCTACATGAGGTCTCTGCGATCTCTCTATATTATCTACTGAGAGATAGCCTAGCCTAGTTGGATCTCTAGTGGCAAAGCCATAAGGATTATAGGACATAAATGCCCTTCCATAATAAAATGGATTCCCGTTCAACATTACCTTAACGCAAAGTTCAGCTTTAAAGTAACGGTAATTTTGGACTTTCTTAATAATGAATGGATGTGTCATATATAAAGTCCAGGGATCGAAAATGTCATACAAGTTGTCTCCAACTGCCCATTCCGTCTGAAAAATCTTGACGGGACGGTAGAGAAAACCAGCTAGACGTTGGTCTGCATAATCAATTTCTGCAAACGTTCGCTCCTTTGACACATTGGATGTTTCCTTATCTTCTGTCACATCACCTATCAACTGTGTTTGTTGTTGCATAGCGTGAGCATCTTCCACTTCGGAAACATATTTCTTATCTGATTGAAACGTAAACCCCTCTGGTTCAGAAATACCTGGGGGGCATCTAGCCGTTAATGTTTTATAAGTATGAGTAGTGGTCACATTCGGTTTAACGTCAGTTTTACACCAGTCCAATAACCACGAACTGGGTGACGGTTCCATTTAAACTTCAACTGTCATTTCCTCCTCCAGAAACTTGGTTCCCCATTTCTGTGAGTGGTAAATCAGTGACAATTGGTGCCCCATTCCCCGTAGGATTTAAGCAAGAGGGCGCTAGCTTTTTGATGCCATAATTTTCCATCCAGAGGGATTCCCGCACGCTGTATGGCATTAGAGTTGTTCCTATCAAATTTTGATACTCCATCAACTCTACAACGTGAGTCATCTGTTTCCTCCGGGCCTCATACACACTTTCTCCATACAGAAACCACTCAGACATAGCACTCTCCAAACAACTGAGAGCTACTTCATCACGAGTGGCAGAAGCGGATACGGCATTGCAATGCAAAGACTTAAAAATCGCTGTTTCATCTAACAACGCTAAATACATGCCCCTGTACTGCTGCCCATTTTCTTCAAATACATAATTAGGATCGAACCTGCTCTTACGCTTCAGAAAGTCAGTCTTTTCTAAAGGTAAATACGGAACAGATTCAGATTCTTTATCTGCCATGGTATACGTAAGACCAATCTTTGCATACTCTTTCTGCATCGTGGTGTGATTGTAATATGGACGGTCTTTCGACACGCTCATTAAATTATCATCACCATAAGTGGTTAGAGCAACATGATCTTGAAAAACTCCAGTATACTGATCCATAGGATAAATGGCATAATATATGTATCTCTGGTATAAAG